ACGCGAAATGGACGCGGGGGGTCGAAAACGTCCAATGTTTATAGGGGTATATGAAAATGAGACCCAACGCGATCGGTCGAAAAGTGCCCAAATTTGAGGGTTTTTTCTTATTGCCAAAAATCCGCCGGCATTAGTCGCGCCGATAAGTGTTTTAGTTAGTGCAGTTATAGCAGAAATAGAAAGCGGTACCAGATGGGGTTAGCGACAAGCTAACCCGGATCGCGGAGAATAAGATCACGATGCCAGGACGACGACCAAAAGCCACCATCGATCGCAAACTTGGCGGAAACGCGGGGAAGCGACCATTTAACAAGCGGGAACCGGTGGTCCGGGTTGGATTACCGGATCCGCCGGAGTTTTTAGACGCGGACGCCAAGGATCACTGGTACACGTTCGGCGCGGAGCTGGTGAAGGAACAGCGGATCGGCGTGGTGTATGGTCCGATCTTTGCTACGTATTGCGTCGCGTGGTCGCGGTGGGTCCAGGCGGAACGACGGGTCCGATCGGACGGCGCGGTCCAGGTGACGCCTAACGGATTCGAACAAAAGTCCGCGTGGTTGTCGATTGCGGATCGTGCCTGGTCGCAAGTGGTGAAAGCGTTGGCGGAAATGGGGCTCACGCCGACGGCGCAAAGTCGCGCGGTGCGGGTGGACGATGTCGCGGAGGATGCGGATCCGTTCGCGGAGTTTGATCGGACGTCGCCGGGAGTGTCGGCGCGTGCCCACTAAGCCGGATCCGGTTGTTCGGTACGCGCGAAAGATTGCAAAACCGACGGCGTCCGTTGGGGCGTTGCACCGTCGCGCGGGGATTCGGTTCCTGGAAGATTTAAAGCGGACCCGGACGGACGACGCGTTCCCGTTTGTCTTCGATCGCGACCGCGCGGATCGCGCGTTGTTGTTTTTCTCCACCTTAAAGCATTACAAGGGCCAATGGTCGGGATCGCGGCTGCAGTTGGAACCGTTCCAGCAATTTATTCTCGCGAATCTGTACGGCTGGATTGATCCGGCAACCGGGTTTCGACGGTTTCGATCGGCGTATATCGAAGTGCCACGGAAGAACGGGAAAAGTTTTCTCGCGGCGGGCGTCCTACTCTATACCACCTTTTTCACCGGGGAAGCGGGCGCAGAGGGGTACGCGTGCGGCGTCAAGCGGGACCAGGCGCGGATTGTGTTTGACGATTGCAAGGCGATCGTTCAACAGGACGCCATGCTAAAAAAACGGATCCGCGTGTTTGTCTCAAATCTCGCGCGGTTGGATACGCGGTCGAAGATCGAACCCTTGTCCAGCGACTACAACTCGTTAGACGGGTTGAACCCGTCGGCGGCGGTGATTGATGAATACCACGCGCACAAAACGCGCGGACTGGTGGACGTGATCGAAACCGCGCAAGGCGCGCGGCGGGAACCGTTGTTGTTTGCGATTACAACGGCGGGCGTCGATCTCCTGTCGCCGTGTGCGGTGTTTCGGGATTACGTCCGGCAAATTCTTGACGGGACGTTATCGGACGATCGGTTGTTTGGGTTTATCGCCCACGCGGATCCGGAAGATAACCCGTTCCTGGTGCGAACCTGGAAAAAAGCGAACCCCATGTGGGGCGTGTCGGTGAATCCGGAGGACATGCGGCGACTAGCGAAACAAGCCAAGGCGGTCCCGTCGGCGTTGGCGATGTTTCGGACCAAACGGCTGAACCAATGGGTGGAGGGCGGCGATCCCTGGTTAAACCTGGAACGGTGGCGCGCGGGGCAGTCAGATCGCCGGTTGTCTCCGGCGACGTTCGCGGGCCGATCGTGTTGTATCGGCGTTGATCTGGCGTCGAAAATTGATCTCGCGGCGGCGGCGATCGTGTTCAAGCCAACGGACGCGGATCCCAAGTGGCGCATTCTGCCCAAGTTTTGGACGCCGGACGCGGATTTGGACGCGCGGGAACATGCGGCGCGGGCACCCTATCAGGAGTGGATCCGGTCGCGGGATCTCCAGCGGATCCCAGGCGCGCGCATTGACCAGCAGTATATCCGGGAGTATTTGTTCCAGGCGTGTCGGGACTATGACGTCCAGTTGATCGGGCTGGATCCCTGGAATGCGGCCAGTTTAATCGCGGATCTGCAGCGGGAGATCGGCGACGGGCGGGTTGTCGAGATTCCGCAAACGGTCGGCCAGTTGTCCGATCCGTCAAAAGAGTTTGAGGCGTTAATCCTGGAAGAGCTGATCGACGCGGGATCGTGTCCGGTTTTAACGTGGATGGTGGGCAATGCCGTGGTTAAAGTAGACGCCAACGGCAACATTTTTCCATCAAAGGCCAGGGCGCGCGGCCATATAGACGGCGTGATCGCGTCGATTCTGGCGATCAAGTTAGCGCGGTATGCGGACGCGGACGCCGCGGCGACGGTGCGGTCGGTGTATGAAGATCGCGGGTTGTTGACGCTATGACACGCGCGCCGGGACCAGGGCGGCAGTTTGTCAGCGTGTCAGAGTTTGCGACGTTGTTGGCGGTCCATCCGAATACCATCTATACCGCGATCCGGCGGGAGCGGCTGGACGGCGTGTCCAGGATTCCAGGCGGGCGGACGATCCGGATCGACGTGCGGATCGCGTTAGCGTCAATGCGGCGGAATTTGCCGCGGGCCTTTCACAACATCTAACAGTGCGACACAAGAACAAACGGTTCCGCTTTTTGAATTGGGCGCGGTCGGTGACAATAACCCGTGGGACGGTTGCGGACCTGGTTGGGGTCTGCGGGCTTGCGGCCATGACGATCGGCGCGGCGCAAATTTCGATCCCGGTGGGGTGGATCTTTGGCGGCGCGTGTTGTGTCGGCGTCGCAATCTTGATCGTTGTTACCAGTCGATAACGGGGGCGTTCTGGCGGTTCTAGATCGATTACTGGAAAAACGGGCGACCTTGGCGTCGCCATCCGGGTGGTTTGCGGCGGCGTTAACAGGCGAATCCAGTGTGTCCGGCGTGGCGATTACGGCGGATTCGTCCCTCGCGATCCCGGCGGTGGTGTCAGCGGTCCATTTGATCGCGGGGACGATTTCCCAGGTGCCGATCAAGTTGTTCCGGCGATTAGGGCGGGACGGCGGCAAAGTGATCGAACAGAATCACCCGCTGCATACCATTCTCACCAGTCAGGTGAATCCGGAAACGGACGCGTTTGTTTTTAAGGAAATTATGGCGACCGCGTTGTTGTTACACGGCAACGCGTACGCGGAGATCCAGCGGGACGCGCGCGGACGGGTGCAGCATTTGTGGTTTTTGAATCCGGATCAAATGGCGATCGATCGCGCGCCGTCGGGCCGGTTGCGGTATCGCTACGGGCTGAGTTCAGGCGAGGTGGTGACGTGGATCGATGATCCGGTGTATCCGCCGATCTTACATATTAAGGCGTATTCGCGCGACGGGATGGTCGGGACCAGTGTGATCAGTCAGTGCCGGGATACGTTGGGCCTCAGTAAAGCGGCGGAGTCGTACGCGGGGACGTTTTTTGCCAATGGCGCGCGACCGAATGGAGTGCTGCAGACTAAGGGCCAACTCTCGCCGGAAGCGCACCAGCGGATCCGGCAGTCCTGGACGAACCATCACGGCGGGTTGTCGAATGCGAACCGGATGGCGATTTTAGAAGAGGGAATGACGTTCCAGGCGACCAGTATTCCGCCGGAAGACGCGCAGTTGTTGGCGACGCGGAAATTTCAGGTCGAAGACGTCGCGCGGGCGTTCCGCGTGCCGTCGCATTTGATCGGCAGTCTGGAACGATCGACGTTTTCAAACATTGAACAACAAGCGTTGGAATTTGTCGTCCATTCGATGGGGCCGTGGTTCAAGCGGATCGAGTCGGCGATCAATAAACAACTCCTGGGGCGATCAACGGTGCATTTTGCGGAATTTGTCCCGGATGCGTTGTTGCGATCGGATACCGCGTCGCGGATGCAAGCCCATGCGACGGCGATCCAGAATGGGTTTTTAAGTATTAACGAAGTCCGGGCGATTGAGAACCGGAACGCGATCGACGGCGGGGATCAGTTGTTACGCCCGCTGAATATGGGACCGATTCCGGCGGATGGCGGGGGTACAGAATGACGGCAAAACCAGAACGGCGCATGGTCGCGGATGAGCGGACGCGGGCGACACGGTCCGCAACGAAGACGCGGACGATTGAAGGCTACGCGGCGATCTTCGACCAGGAAACCACGATCGGCGGCGTCTACCGCGAACGGATCAGTCCGTCGGCGTTTGAGAGTCGGAATGATGGGCCAGTGGTCGCGACGTTTAACCATGATCTCAACTGGGTGATTGGATCGACGCGGTCCGGGACGTGTGCGATCGACGTGACGCCGCAAGGGTTGAAATATAGCGTCAGCGTCCCGGAGGGACCGATCGGCGATCATGTCTTGGCGGTGTGTGAACGCGGCGACCTGGGCGGATCGAGTTTTGCGTTTCTTCCACATGACGGCGGCGATCGATGGGTGGATCCGGCGACGGATGGCGATCTGCCGTTGCGGGTACTTGAGTCGGTGGAATTATTGGACGTAAGTGTCGTCGTAAATCCAGCCTATCCGGACACGTCGGCGACGGTGACGGAAGCACGGGCGACAGTGGCGGCGTATCGCCAGACAAAAGACCAGGCGGCAGCACAAGACGCGGTCGAAGATTCCAAAAACGGGGCAGAACAGGACGCGGATCCAGTGTCGGATCCTGGGGGCGATTCCAGGACCGATATTCGGCGACGGCGTCAACGGCTACATGAGCATTTCTTAACAGGGGAGGGCGGGGCATGAGTGAGATCATTAAGAAATTACAAGAACAGCGGAACCGATTGATCGCCCAGGGGCGCGCCATTTTGGACGCCGCCGGAAGCGATCCATTGTCTCCGGATGACGTCGTCAAGTATGACGGGATTGACGCGGACGTGTCCGCGTTGACGTCTACAATTCAGCGGCATCAAACGGAGGCGGATCGACCGGCGATCGCGGATACGCGGGCGGCGGCGGATGTGCAGCCAGTCGCGGAACCAGAGTCGCGCGGCGTGTCGGTCAAGAGTGAAGAGTACCGGGCGGCCTGGGAAAAGGCGATCTTCCGGCGGGGCACCTTGTCCGCGGGCGAGTCGCGCGCGTTAGAAGCGGGCACGGATTCAGAGGGCGGCTATCTCACGCCGACAATTACAGAGGCGCGGATTATTGAAGGTCTGCGTGAGCAGAATTTCATGCGCGCGCTGTCCACTGTGATCCAGGTGTCCGGTAAAACCAATATTCCAACGGTGGCAACGGATGGCACGGCGACAATCGTGGCCGAAGAGGGCACGATTACGCCAAGCGACGGCGCGTTCGGTCAGTTGGCGTTTACACCGTATAAGTTAACTGGATCGATTCTCATATCGAATGAGCTGATCGAGGATTCAGCGTTTAATTTATCAGAGTGGATCAATCAGGAGTTAACCCGGCGACTGGCGGCGGGTGAGAATACCTACATGATCAACGGTAGCGGATCGAGTCTCCCGCAAGGATGGATGAATGGGGTAGCCGCCAACGTGACGGCTAGCGGGGCCGCAGCATTGACTTCGGATGAAATCTACTCACTATGGTTCTCGGTCAAGCAAAGTTACCGACAGAATAGTGTGTGGCTCATGGAAGATCTGACACTCGCCGCGGTGCGGAAGTTGAAAGATACCACGAACCAGTACATCTACAGCCCAGGTTACCAGGGCGGGCCGGATCAACTGTTTGGGCGTCCGGTGTATACGCATTCAGACATGGACGCGATGACCTCCGGAAAGCGTAGCGTCGTACTGGGGGATCCAAAATGGTACATCATCGCGGATCAGGGTAGCACGCGGATCGAGGTATCGCGGGAACGCTATATCGAAACCGATCAAACGCTCGTCAAGGCGACGCGGCGGTTTGATTCGAAGATTTCGATCGCCGCGTCCGGCGGGTGCATCGTCCAAGCGTAGATTGCCACGGTCGCCGCGCTAGGTAGACGTGTAGCCAGAACCCGGACGCGGGGGCGCGGGCTGCACCTGGCGCGGCGGCGCGGTTTATTTATGGGGCTATTACAAACCAGAACGGCGCGGGTCCGGTTACTGTGCGGCATGGCGGGCACGCCGTCGGGCGATCCCGGTGACGTGGTCGAACTCCCGGCGGCAGTCGCGGCGACGTTGATCGAACGGGGATCGGCGGTGGCCGTGACGCGGGCGGCGGAAACGGCGTCGGTGGCGGCAGGTCCGGAAACGGCGACGGTCAAACCGGCGATCCCGAAAAAACGCGCGAAACGGAAACGGCGGGCGGCGAATGGTTAACCCGTGGCTAGACATTGCGTCAACGGTTACAGTCCAGACCGGACCGTCAGTCGAGCCGGTGTCGCTGGCGGCGGCGAAACGATCGCTCCGGTTGGAAACGTCGGCGGATGATGATCTGGTGGGGTTTCTAATCCAGGCGGCGCGCGAGTATACGGAACGGATCGCGAATCGATCGCTGATCACGCAAACGCTCGATCTGACGTTTGACGAATGGCCGGGGGATGAAATCGAACTGCCACGCGGGCCGGTGCAGTCGGTGACGTCGGTGACGTCCTACACCGCGGCGGATGCGGCGGTGGTGATGGACGCGGCAGACTACCGGGTAGACACGGCGACGGATCCAGGCCGGATCGCGTTAAATGATGGCGCGGTGTGGCCGTCGGATCTCCGGGCGACGGGCTCGGTCGGTCTGGTGCGGTATGTCACGGGCTACGGGGCGGCAGTCGATGACAGTGTGCCCGCGCCGTTGCGACAGGCGATCGTGTTGTTGGTCGGGCATTGGTACGAATCGACCGGCGTGGCGGGGCCGAATCTGTCGGTGTTGCCGTTTGGGTTTGACGCGGCGATCGCGCCGTATCGCATTCCGGCGGCGGGGTAATCATGCGGGGGCGATTTGATCGACGGGTGACGATCGAAGAACGGACGGCCACACAACCGGCGGGCGGCTACGGACGCCCGATCGATACCTGGATCCCGGTCGCGACCCGGCGGGCGACGCGGCGGGATCTGCGGGGCGCGGAACGCTTCGCGGCGGACCAGGTTGGCGCGTCGGTGTCGGCGGTGTATACGCTGGCGGAACCCGTGTCCGGGCTGGCGGCAGAAATGCGGATCGTGGATGACGCCGCGATCGTGGATATTGTCACTGTGCTAGAACCGGCGCGCCGGGGTCGTGGGCAAACGGTACACGTCAAGGAAGCGATCGACTAATGGCACAAAGCACAGCGCGCGCGGTCACGTTGCAAAATTTCGAGAACCCACAGGGGCTCTCGCAGTCCGGGACGTTTGTCAAGATGGAGATCTCCGGCGGGCGTGAGCTGGTCGCGGCGTTAACCAAGTTAGGAAACCGGCGCGATATTGAACGCGTGGTTCAACGCGCCCAACAGCGGGCGTTAGATCCCGTGGTCGAAGCGGCGAAACAGTTGGCACCAAATCGGACGGGCGCGCTAGCGGAATCAATCGCGGCGCGTCCGGCGAATGTCCGCAAGCATCGCGATTTCGATCCGTCGGATCTGAAGCCGACCGTAGTGGGTCCGGCGGGGTGGCAATTCTACGGCCAGTTTGTGGAATTTGGCACGGCGCGGATCGCGGCGCGTCCGTTTTTGCGTCCAGCCTGGGAGTCCAACAAAGATCGCGTCTTGCAGACACATACCAAGATCCTGGCAAATGAGATCGAAAAGCGGGCCGCGCGGTTAGCGCGGAAAGCGGCGAAGGCGGCGCGGGGATGATTGAATCGGATCTGTATCAGTTTGTAACAGAGCATCCGCGGCTGGTCAATCAGATCGGACCGCGGTTCTATCCGCTGGTCTTACCGCAAAACGTGACCTATCCGGCGGGCCGGTATCAGCGTATTACCACGCCGCGGATCGAATCGCATAGCGGACCATCAGATCTGGCCGCGCCGCGGTTCCAGATTGACTGGTGGAGTCCGGACGCGGCGGGCGTGTCCGGGTTTCGGACCGTGTCGGATCTCGCGGACGCGTGCCGGAAAGCGTTAGACGGGTTTTCGGGGCTGATGGGAACCACAAAAGTTTACCGGGTCGCAATTGAGGATGAACGCGATCTTATGGAGGACGATCCGGTGTTGTTTCGGGTATCGCAGGATTTTGTGATCTGGCATCGGGAGGACTAGCGTGGCGTTAACTTCGAAACTCACGATCAAACTCGCGGCGACCTTAACGTCCGTGCTGGATTTAGGCACGGCCAAAGATCCGCTGGACTATGAAAAAACCTTGTCGCTGACGGATGGGACCGGGGCGAACCAGGGCGATCAACTCTGGCACGATCAGCGAACGATCGCGGCGAGTGGTACGGATAGTTTGGATCTGGCCGGGAGTCTCACAAATGCATTTGGCGCAACGGTGACGTTTGCTCGAGTAAAAACGATCGTGGTCTTTGCGGCGGCGGCGAATACAAATAACGTGGTGATCGGCGGCGCGGGGTCGAATCCCTTAGCGCAATGGGTCGCCGATACCAGCGACAAGGTGAACGTCCGACCAGGCGGGATCTTTGTGTTACACGCGCCGGACGCGACGGCGTACGCGGTCGCGGCGGGCTCGGCGGACGTATTACAAGCGGCGAACAGTTCAAGCGGATCTACGGTTACGTACGATGTCGTGATTGTGGGATCGTCTAGTTAGCAGAACGAACGATAAGGGGGACACATGGCGAACGCGTTGGGAGCATTTGGCACACTACTCAAACGGGGCGACGGCGGCGGATCGGAGGCGTTTACAACGATCGCGGAAGTGACGGCGTTGTCCGGGCCGACGTTAACGAGGGAAACGATCGACGTGACGCATCACGGATCCGCAAGTCAACACCGGGAACATATCGGATCGTTAAAGGATTCCGGCGACGTGTCGTTTTCGATTAACTGGCAGCCGGATCTAAATAGTGCTGCAGGGCACGGCGTAACTAACGGACTGCTGAAAGATTACAAGGACGCGACGCGGCGGAATTTCCAGGTGGTCTGGCCTGATACCTCGTCAACGACGTTTGCGTTTACGGGCGTGATCACAAGCCTGTCGCCGACCGCGCCGATCGATGGTGCGTTAACGGCGGACGTGACGATCAAGGTGGTCGCGGAACCGACACTCGCGTAAGAGGGGATACGTGGGGAATAGCGCGCGCGGTGAACACGCGATCGAGATTGACGGCGCGGAATATACGCTCCGGATGTCGATCAACGCGATCTGTGAATTAGAAGATCGCGCGGATCGTCCCATTGAACAGATCGGATCCCGGTTGACCAATGGGGACGCCGGGGTCCGGGATATCCGGTTGTTATGGTGGGCGGCGTTACGCGATCACCATGCTGACGTAGATCTCCGGGGCGCGGGCGTCTTGATCGAGGCGATCGGACTGGACCGGGCGATCGCGTTAATTGGCGAGACGTTGGCGGATGCGTTCCCGGCGAATGGGGCGGCAAAAAAAAAGACCACGCGGACCCGGTCCCGTGGTCGCGCCTCTACGCGGACGCGGTCGCCGTCGGCGTAGATCCGGATCTGTTCTGGCGTTCGACGCCGCGCGAGGTGGACGCGTTGGTCCAGGCGTACCAGCAACAGCGGATTGATTCGATCAAGGATCAGATGTTTATCGGCTGGCACGTTGCGGCGTTCGGGCGTGCCAAAACGATCCCGGATCTGAGTCGCTGGATCGCGCGCACCTTTCCCAACACAACTCCCAAGCAAACTATGGATGAACAAATCGCGGTTGCGCGGAATATCGTGGCATTGTGGAGCCCGCCACCAGGGGAGGGGTCCAGGTAATGGCCGCGGCAGTTGGAAGTTTACGCGTTAACCTGTCTACCAACGTCGGCCAGTTTGTGGGCGATCTTGGCAAGGCGTCCGGGTCGGTTCGAAAGCTCGACAAAAGTTTCGGACGGGTCGGGCGGCGAATGTCTGGTTTAGGCAAACAGATCGGCGTCGGGATCGGGCTACCCATGGTGATGGTTGGCGTAGCCGCGGTTAAATCCTCAGAACAAATAGATGAGGCGTTGCGGTCGATCGCGGCGGGCACGGGCGCGACCGGCGACGCGTTGGACGGGCTCGGCGAGAGTTTTAATCAGGTGTTCGGCTCGGTTCCGGAGTCTGCGGACGCGGTCGCCAGTGCGATCGCAACACTGAACACGATCACCGGGGCCACTGGTCCTATTTTGGAAGATCTCACTAAACGACTGTTCGACGCGTCGCGGGTGTTGGGCGAGGACGGCGCGGTAAATGCCAAAAGTTTCGCGACGGCGTTGGCACAATTTAACGTCCCGGCGGAACAAGGCGCGGCATTGCTCGATCAATTCTTTGTGGTGTCGCAACGAACCGGGGCGGCATTAGGCAAACTGACGGCGGATACCAACACGTACGGATCGGTGCTACGGAATGCCGGGTTCAGTATGGCGGAATCCGCCGCGGTGTTCGGACAGTTTCAAAGTATCGGGATCGAAGTGTCGCGGGTGATGCCAGGGCTGAACGCGGCGTTCCGACGATGGGCGGCGGACGGTCAAGACGTCCAGGGAATGTTAGCGGTTACGGTCGCGCAAATGCAGGATGCCGCGACGGAAACGGAAGCGTTGACGATTGCGACGGCGGCGTTTGGGGCGGAAGGCGCGCAACGGATGACGGCGGCAGTTCGTCAGGGTGCGTTTAGTTTGGAAGGATTCCAGGACGCGTTGGAAGACAGTTCGGGCGCGGTCACGGCGGCAACGACAAAAAACCAGACACTCGCGGAAGTCTTCGGGACGCTGAAAAACCGGGCACAGTTAGCGTTTAAACCCTTGGGCGACGATCTGAAAAAAGCGATCGTCGGATTGATTCCAGTGGTCGAAACCTTGGCCGATCGGATTACGGCGATCGTGCGGTGGTTTACGGAATTGTCGCCCGCGGCAAAACGGATGATCGCGATCGCGGCGGGCCTGGTCGCGGCGTTGGGGCCGGTGTTGTTTGTCCTGGGACAGATTAGCATGGCGATCCCGGCGATTGTCGTGGCGGCGAAGGTCTTGGGCGCGGCGTTTGCGTTGTTGGCGTCGCCGGTTGGGATCGTGGTCGCGGCGTTGGTCGGCTTAGGGGTGTTGGCGTACAAGTTCCGCGATCAGATTTTGGACGCGTTTGGTACGGTGGTTAACAAGGTTAAGGAGTGGGCCAACACGTTGGCCGGGTTCCTGGGCTTTGATGATCTGTTTGAGATTACGGAAGATGTGGCAGCGGCGACGGATACCGCGGCGGACGCCATGGCGGACGCGGAGGGCGTCGCGGTTGATCTCCAGGCGACGTTAGACGACCTGGCAAGCTCGGCGGGCACGGTGTCGGATGAAGTGACCGACACGGCGGGCGCGTTTGGGAATTTCGAGGCGGCGGGTATTGCGACCACAAAACGTCTAGCGGCAGGGTTTAAGGCGTACGGGATCGAAGCGACTGCGGCGGGTGAAGGTGTTGGGACGGCATTATCCCATTTGTCTACAAATTATCGACAAGCCGGGTTCGACATGCTGCGGCTACGCAACGGCGCGGATCTGCTGACAAAGACATTTGAACGAAACAAGGTCGCGGCGGAAAAAGCGGTGTCGGGGTTTTCGAATTTCAAGTCGAGTCTCAAACAAGCGTTAAGCGGGTTAAAGCAGGGGATCACGGGTTCAGAAGGTGGTATTAAGGGATTATTTACAAACCTGGGCACGGGCGTGATCGAAGGGTTCGGAAATATCATTTCCGGCGGCCTTTCCAGTCTGATCAATATGGGCGTGGGGTTGGCGATGAAAGGGATCGCGAAGCTCGGCGGATGGGTCAAAGGGTTATTCGGTGGCGCGGGGAAAGCGGAGAAAGCGGCGCGGAAACTGAACCAGGCGTTCGAAGATTCCGTGATCGCGGGGTTGAACGCTGAGCAACAAGCGGAGGCCGGTGGGCGGCGGTGGGCACAGGTCGTGATCGGCGTCCGCGATGCGTACGTGTCGCAAGGGAAGTCCGCGAAACAAGCGGAACGGGACGTCCAGCGGTTATGGGATGCGACCAAACAGGGACCGGCGGCGTATCGGGCGGTACTCGCGGAGATCCAGCCGGTGTTAGACGCCCATAAAGCGTTAGGCGATTCCGGGGTCGGTGATCATGATCGAATGCGGGAGGCGGCGCAGAAATACGGGATCAAGCTGGAGCATTTGGGATCGGAATTTAACGTCGCGCGGTTGCGTGACGCGGCGGATCTGATCGCGGCGGATTTCGAGCTGTTAAAGGCGAGTGGTGCGGACGTGTCCGGAGTATTGGTTGGAATGCAGGACGAAGTCCAGGGGTTGATCGATGACGCGGCGCGGTCCGGCGTCGCGGTGCCGTCGTCCATGCGTCCGATTATCGACAGTCTGATCGAACAAGGGTCGCTGACGGACGCCAACGGCGATAAGTTGCAATCGTTGGATGATGTCAATTTTGCAGAGCCGATCGCTAAAAAGTTCGACACGGTGATCGAAAAGATTTCTGAGTTGATCGACAGTTTAAGGGGAAAAGGCGGCGCGGAAGAATCCATCAAAAATTTGGTCGCGAAGATGGACACGATCGAAGAGGAAAAATCGATCCGGATTAAATTCAACGTGGACGATCTGCGGATGCCTGATTTCGGGAATAGATACGCTGACATGAGCGACATGGGGATCGAACATTTCGCGCGCGGCGGGATTGTTCGGCGTCCAACGATCGGGCTCGTCGGTGAAGCCGGACCGGAAGCCATTATTCCGTTGTCGCAAATGGGCGGCGGCGGGTTTAGTACGGGCGGCGTGGAATCGAAACTCGATCGGATCGAGCGGTTGTTAGTCCGTCAGCCTGATCAACTGGCGCGCGCGACGCGGGACGCGGTGTTGTTAGCGACGGTGTAGTGGGGGTGCGAGGGGTTGCAACGATCGGTTGGATGGCCGTACAGCGAACGTGACGCGGTCGGAATTGTCGAAAATGGGGCAGAAGAGACGGATCGGAGCGAATGGCGAAAGATCTCGACGCGTGTGACGCGGAATTAACGGTCGCGCTGGAATTGGCCGCGGGCGTCTATACGGACGTCACGGCAGACGTTCGCCGATCGGATCCGGTCCGGTGGAGTTACGGGATCGCGGGCTCGACGCCCACGGCGCGCGTGGCGAGTTCTGGAAGTTGTACGCTGACACTGTCGAACCATGCCGGGGGCGATCTGGCGGCGGGGCGGTGGAGTCCGGACCATCGAAACTGTACGCCAGGATTCGACGTCGGGATCGGGATCCGGATCGGGCTCAGTTACGGCGGCGCGACGACGTATAAGAAATACTATTTGGAAGCGATCCAGCCAACGGCGGGCGACCACGGCGTCCGCGCGACGTTGATCACGGGCGTCGATCTGCTGGATGCCTACGCGCGGTTTCGGTTGCGTGGGCTGACGGTGCAAACAAATAAACGCTCCGATCAACTGTTTACGTTGATCTATGGGGCGGTGACCAAGCAACCCGATCGGACCGCGATCGGAACCGGCCAGGATACCTACGCGTACGCGTTCGATAATCTGCAGGAAGAAAAGACCGCGATGGCGGCGTTTCAGCAGTTAGCGTTATCAGAGTTGGGTTATATCGCGGTCAAGCGGGACGGCGTGTCCGGTGAAACCTTAGTATTTGAAGATCGCCACAGTCGGACCAAAACGGCAACGAACGCGTACACGTTCCGCGGCGATACCGATCAGTTGACATTGTCGCGGAATCGGTCGGCGATCTATAACGTGGTCGGCGTGACAGCGCACCCGCGGCGGTTGGACACCAGTGACGTGGTGTTGTGGGACCAGGGCGACGCGGTCCCGAAAATTGAGGCAGGGCAAACGCTCAAACCGTTCGGGCCGTTTCGAGACCCCGATCAAGAGGCGGCGCGCGTGGGCGGAACCAGCATGATCACGCCCGCGGCGACCACGGATTTTCTCCTCAATACCGCGGCGGATGGATCCGGCTCCAATGTCACGGCGAGTTGCACGGTGGCGGCGGTGTTCAATGCGACCGGCGTGCGCTGGACGATTACGAACAACACGGCGGCGGATGCGTACGTGACGAAACTGCAATGTCGCGGGCGCGGGCTGTATGACTACGCCCAGGCGCACATGGAAGCGAGCGACACGGATTCAATGACGACGTACGGCGAACGCGCCATGTCATTCGACATGCCGTATCAAGACGATCAGCGGGTCGCGCAACGGGTCGCGGATTATATTCTTGGGATGCACAAAGATCCGGTGACGACGATCCAGGAGATCAGTTATATCGCGAATCGAAACCCGGATCTGATGGACGCGGCGATCAGTTTGGACGTATCCGATCGGATCGGGATCCAGGAGAATCAAACCGGCGTCGATGACGTGGTCGCGGGCACCAGTACGCGCGGCCATTTTATTAACGCGGTGAATTTCGAACGCGGCGACGTGTTGCGGGTTGGCTATACCCTGGTGCCGTCGGACGCGGTAAGTTTTTGGATTTTAGAAAATGCGGGCGCGTCGGTGATGGATATAACGACGCGGTGCGGGTATTTGTAGGGGGATAGTATGGCATATGCGACGCCCGCGACCTTTTCGGCGGGCCAATTAGTCCTGGCGAGTGATTTGAACGCGATACAGACCAACGTGACGGCGTTGCGGGCGGGTGAGATCGCGTTAAGTTCCCAGGCGACGCACGATCTCGCGGTCGCGACCGGCGCGAATACCTGGGCGAGACTCGCGCCGGGAACGTCGGGGCATTTCCTCAAAACCAATTCCACGGGCTCGGCTCCAGCGTGGGCGGCAGTCGCGGTGGAATCAGATATCGGGATCGTGGAAGGTCGGCTAACGGCGAGTAGTGGCGTCCCGGTAACGATCGCGGACGTGTCGGGCGCGGCGAATATTTATTTTACGCCGTACGCGGGAAACCGGATCGCGCTGTACGACGGATCGTCGGCGTGGGAGGTTAAGACGTTTACGGAGATCACGATCAGTCTTAGCGGGTTTACCGCGATCAAGCCGTACGACGTGTTTGCGTATAACAATTCGGGCACCGTTGCGATCGAAACTTTGATCTGGACCAACAACACCACCAGAGCAACTGCACTGGCGTACCAGGACGGTGTACTGGTCAAATCCGGTGCGACCACTCGACGCTACCTTGGCACGGTGTACATCAATGCCGCTGGCGGACAGACAGAGGACACGATTCTGAAGCGGTACGTGTGGAACTACTACAACAGACATTCCCGTAATCTTCGCGTAATGGATACCACCAACAGTTGGACATATACGACGGGGACAGTCCGACAGATGCGTGGCAGTACGGCAAATCAGGTCGATGTCGTTGTTGGCGTTGCCGAAGTGCCGGTGTCGTTGTCTCTGAGAATCGGTGCACAAAATTCCGGCGTCGGCGTTAATATGTGGGCAGGTATCGGCCACAATTCGGTCGGGGTGCCCGTCACTACTTCCCAGTCTAGCTATTCCACGTCGCCTGTGGCCTACCATGTGCAAACACTTGGCGCGGGTCTGACGATCTATCCAGCTATTGGGTTTTCCTATTTTCCGATGTTGGAATGGTCTTCGGCTGCTGGCACTACAACATGGTATGGCAACAATACGGCTTCGACGCCGACACGGTCCGGCATGTCTGGATGGATTGAAGGTTAACTATGGAAAATCTGGCCGCTACACTTGATGGAATAATCCGGGAAACGGGTATTGCGATTAGTGGCGTATCGATTGGAGATCCAGGCGATAAAACGACGTGGACGGTTCAACCTTCCGATCTGCAATCCGCCGCGCAAGCGATCATAAACGGTTTTGACGTGGAAGCGAACGCCACGGCGGCGGCATGGGTAGGCGTTCGCCGCGTGCGAACCTCTCGGCTGGCGCGGTGTGATTGGACGCAATTGTCCGACGCGCCGATTTCGTCGGAGCAGGTGGCGGCGTGGCGCGTGTATCGTCAAGCGTTGCGGAACGTCCCACAGGATAACAGTGATCCAAGTGTGATTAACTGGCCGGTTGCGCCTGACGGGGTGGGCCTGTGAGCGGGTCGCCGATCACGCGTCCGGAGTTCGAAGCACGGATCCAGACGTTGGATCAGTCGATCGAACGTGGGTTCGATCGCGTGGTCGATCGGCTGGATTCGTTAAACGGACGCGTTAGGGAGAATGAGATCGAGATCGCGACACAAGCGGAACGGGTCGCGACATTGCGGGGTACGGTCGCGCGGTGGGGCGGCGTGATTGCGGCGATCGTGTCGTCGGCGACGGCGGCGGTCTTTAACGTGGTGAATAAGGGGGGCTAATGCTGCAATGGGTCAAGGTCGCGGCGTCAATTCTGCCGATGGTGGTGTCGGCGGTGCAATGGGTGGAACAGTTTGTCCGCGGGGAAAGTTCCCAGGCAAAACAGGATTCGGCGGTGGAAGTGATCCGGACGTTGTTGTCGATTTCTCGGAGCACGGGGATCGAGTCGGCGGAATCGCTACTCGCGGATCCGGATACCGAACGGATCGTCCGGCAGATCGTGGATCTGGTGGTGCTACTCGAAAACACGGTCGCCAAGAAACGGGCGGCGGCGTGATTTTACGGGGTGCCAGGGGTTGCGGCGATCGGTTGGATGGCCGTACAGCGGACGTGACGCGGTCGAAATTTCCAAAAGTGGGGCAGAACAGGCGGATCGGTGATGTTGCGGTTTAAAGCGGCGGTTCGAATGCGTCGAGTCTATCCGGAGCTGATCCCGGTGTTGCGGCATGTGTGCGACTGGTCGGAACGATCCGGAATTGATGTCCGGATGACGTCCGCGGCGGACGGGGCGGCGGGGCGGAGTAAGAACAGTTTACATCCGGACGATCTCGCGTGGGATTTTTCGATCACGCATTCGGAACGGGTGGCGAAACTGGAAGATCTCGCGCGATATCTTCGGCGGCGGTTGGGCGATCCCTATGACATTGTCGCGCATGGTCCGACGTCAACCAGTCCCGCGGATCATGTCCATGTCGAAGCCGATCACGCCTGAAAAATATCTGTGTCCAACGTGTGGCGGTCCCTGCAGTTATCGGGCCAAACGCTGCATGGCGTGCTACCGGAAAGATCCGCCACAATTTCCAGGAAAACCGAAACCAACGTGTGAGAAGTGCGGGCGGGTGTTGGGCTCGGTGACGGCGAAACTCTGTTTAGAATGTTACCGATCGCGGGGTCCAGATAGCAGTAGCAAAAAAAAGCGGTACACCTGCCAAACGTGCAACACGCCTATCACGTCACGATCGAAACAGTGCGTGCGGTGTTATCGGGCGGGCGCGATCCAGACGGCGGCGGAAACGGATCCAACAACGGGAACTTATCGTCCCGCGTTAGAGTTAGCCTATCCGGAAGCGTGGTCCAAGTGGCAAGCGTTGATCGGGATGCGTGGATCCAAATATCGGGGCGCGGCGGAACCGTCCCAGGCTACGGAACGGCGGCGCGTCGCGGTGTTGAGCGATCTACATGTGCCAGTTCACGATGTTCGCATGTTTGCGGATTGGCTCCAGGCGAACGAGGGCGCGGATCTCTGTGTGTGTATGGGCGATCTGTCGGATTCGTTTTCGGTCAGTTCGTACACCAAGGAAGATAACCTGGGCGGGTGGCGCGCAGAATTTGCGGAACTTCAAATCGTGATGGAGGAACTTTCCTCCCGTTTCCCTCAAGTCGTGATTGTGATCGGCAATCATGATCGCCGATTACAAAAGCGGGTCCGGGAGGCGAATCTAACACAGGACGCGGTAGACGCGATCGTCAGTTTGGCGGGGACGTTGGATCCGGTGCGCGCGATCGCGCGCGGGTTCCAGAATGTCACGATCGCAGATTGGGCGGTGCCTGGGACGGTCCCGCCCGTGGTGATCGATTGGTTTACCGTAGTCGGGTCCGATTGTTGGGTCGGGCATGGCGAGGGCTACAGCAAAGTTCCAGGCACACACCTACGGCGGACGGCGGAATACTTGTCGCAGAATAGGCAAACGCTCGGACTAGAACGGGTACCGCGGTTGGTGTTGTGCGGGCATACGCATTCCCTCGCGATGATTCCATACCACGCGGATCAATTATTGGTCGAGACCGGGTGTCTGGTCAGTACGCAACGGTATCAAGTCCAGCCAACAGCGGTCCGGGGCGGTCCACCACAGCGGCGCGGGTGGGTCGCGTTCGATCAGACCAGGGAAACGGACGGCGGCGGCGTCGAACGGTGGGTGTCGGATCTCAATTCGGTCAAGCTGTTTTGGTATGACGTGGATCGGCGATTTTATGAAAGGACGGGCGACAATTGAACGATCGAAGTTTTCAAGGGTTTTTAGATCAAGTTGAAACATTACTGACGGCGGACGCGGCGGCGAAAGGGTATTCTGGCGGCGGACCGGACGCGGCAAACCCGTTATTTGAGTTTGTAACGACGTTAACGGAAACCGGCGGCGGGATCTCCGGGCACGGGCTCGGCGAGGCGGTGTACAAGCTGCAGCGGTACGGGGCGAAACGTCAGTCGATCGATCTGGTGAAATGTGCGGCCTGGTGTTTCCTGTTGTGGCGGTTCCATCCGGACCGGGGCGACCAGTGATCGAGCTGGTTAGAATCGCGGTCCGCGGGTATGTGATTGTCGGGCTTGTGTCGGCGAACACGGTGTTCCTGTCACGCGGGATCGCGGCGGCGGCGTTTGCATGTTCGTTCTGTCTGGCGTTGGTCTGGTGGGGCAATGCAAAAACCGCGGCCAGGGTGGATCGTCCGATCGCGGCGGTCTGTTATGCGACGGGATCGGCATTCGGGACGGTGTCCGGATTACTCGCGGCGGGGTGGTTTGGGTAAAACTGTCGCCGGCATTAGTCGAGCCGATAAGTCTTTTAGTTAGTGCAGTTATAGCAGAAATAGAAAGCGGTACCAGATTTAACAAAATTTCCAGGAGTTACAGATCGGGCGGCGGTCCTGTTTTCGGGAATACTAGAGGTCGCGGCGTGATCGGCGTGGTGGAGAATTGGTTTACAATTGGTTTACTTTTCCCAAAAGCGATCGCCCGATCGCTGTTTTCTCCAATGTTTATAAGGGTTGGTTGCGGGGGCGGGATTTGAACCCGCGACCTTTGGGGTAGAGACTCTAGCATATTTGGGCGTATCGCGCGAACCCGGAAACATTGGCGGTTCTCGTCTAAGTGCATAAACCACAACACGTTACACGGGTTAATCCGTTGCGCTGCGTTGCGTTCCGTTGCGCTGCGTTGCGTAGGATTCCAAACAAATTGGTTTACAATTGGTTTACTTTTTGCGGTTAGATGGTCGCGAAGATCGCGTTCACGGCGGCGGCGTTATCGTGTTGTCGTCCGCGGAGCAGGTGGCCGTACGTATCGATCGTAATATTGATCCCGGAGTGTCCCAACATGCGGGACACGGAATGGACGTCTTGAGTTTTCGAAAGGTAAAGACTAGCGGCGGTATGCCTCAGAGCGTGTAGCGGCAGCCGGTGCAGGTTCGCGGCGTTTAGGTGGTGGTAGTAGATCTTCCGAAAGCGATCGCGGCGAACGGGGCGTCCGGGCCTTCCGGGTCCGTGCGGCGCGGGGCGGTCCATCGTAAACACCAGATCAGCGACCGGCGCGATCCAGTCGCGACCGGCGCGCAAGCGGGCCTCGTTTTGGAGTTGTCGGCGTTCCTGCAGGAGCGGAACCAGTAGATCGGGCAAGGCGATCGTCCGGTGGCTGTTTTTGGTCTTCAGCGGTTGGAGTTCGTACGTGGTCGAATCGCCGATCGTTTCGATATAGAGTTGCGCGGCGATCGTTGCGGTGCGCGCGTGTAGATCAATATGCGACCAGGTCAAGCCAAGTAGTTCGCTGGCGCGGGGTCCGCACAGTGCGGCCAGGTAAAACATAGCGCGAAGCGGCGATCCGGCGGTCGCGGCAAACAGGCGGGCGATCTGGTCTTCGGTATAGATCGCCATTTCTGGTGCCTGGTGGCGAATCGGATCGGAGTCGGTGACGGGATTCCGGGCGACTAGGCCTTTCTTGATGCCGTGCCGGAACGCGGCGGACAAACGTTTGCGCGCGTTTTTTGCGGTGGCCGCGGTCGCGCCGGACGTTTGCAGATCGCGGAACGTGCGATCGATGGCGACCGAATCCAGGTCCGCGGCGCGAAGACTGCCGATCAGCGGGGCGACGTGCTGCCGGAGCAGCGATTCGTACGTTTGAAAGCTCGACCGGCGGAGGGTGGGTCGTTTGCTGTCGAGAAACTGATCGATCAACGTGGCAACGGTCGCCGTGCCTGGTGCGGTCGATCCCGTGGTGACGCGCTGCACCGTGAGATCGCGCAGTTTTTGAACCACGGCGGCGCGGGTCTTTCCGTACACCGATCGGCGGGTGTTGTTTGGTAGGCTGATCCGTCCCATCCATAAGGTCGGTCGGATCTTGTGGATCGTGCCTTCTCCGCGTCCGCGTTTGTGTTGTGGCATGGGTTACGCCTTTCGAGTTCGAACGGGTGCCATCTGTTCCGTTGCTGTAAAACATTCCACGCAATTTGAATACTTCCGGCAGCATTCGAAATCGGTTGTCGATTGCGCGGCGGTCGGCAGCAGATACGTGGTTGCTGTAACGGTCTGCGTGTCGGCGTTCAGCGTAAATCGGATGTCGTGCTGATAGGCGCGACCGGCGGAAAACGGCAACACGCGATCATAGGACATTGATTGTTCGCGGGTTGTGTCGTACGTCGCCAAGACGTTCGCGCGAATGGCGGCGTAGAAGTCTGGATTGATCATGTTCGACCAGGCATTCGATCCAAGATAGGGATCCAGGCGCGATTGCGGAAACAACATCAAGTGTTCCTGCAGGATCTCGCCACGGAGTAACACCATGTCGCGATCAAGTTCCAGAAGTAGCGTCGCGGTCGGGGCTTTGGTGTTAATGAAGGGCGCGACCGACAGTTTTGGCGCGTAAACGTTCGCGCGATAGTGCGATCGTTCGATCGCGTCGTACGCTTCGAACAGATCAAATTTTAGCGTTTTTACCAGAGACAACAGATCCGATAAGTGCAAGTCTGATCCGTGCTGTTCCAGATCGGACAGTTTGTCTATGGAAACCTTCGCGGCGGCGGCAAGCTGATCGAGTCGCAATCCGCGACCGATCCGGACCTGGCGGATGATGTCGCCCAGGTGATAGCGAATTTCTGACAACGACGATGACATTTTATTTTCTCCTATCCGGCCTTGATGTCTTTTTCCGGGCGTGGGGTGAACACTTCGCGATCGGGGATGTGCATTGTGGGTGGAACCTGGCGGAATAACTCGTTGATCGTGGTATCGAAAGTGTCCGCCAGTTTTTCCAGCGTGGTCGTTTTAAATTTCCGTCCGGCTTCAATGGCTTGAATTGATGAAACCGACACGCCGGAATCGCGCGCCAGGTCTGAAATGGTAAGCCTATGATGTTGGCGTAATTTTCTAATGACTTCGCCGACGTGCCACTCGATAAGCATCTAGGGCGTATTTTACCTATAAAGACTGTCGGAAACCAAGCAAAGAATATGCAAACACTAAAAAGATCTGTTAGACAGATATTTAGTTGTTTACTCCGAAAATATGCGCGCCTATAATCCGCGGTTATGGATAGCGGAGTGTTTGCGCCACGCCCGGAAAAAGAGATCAAAACCGGTCAATCGATAGCTAGTTGTGAGATTCGCCAAGTTCGCAAGCGGCGCGGGCTGACACAAAAACAATTAGCGATCGTGTGTGATTTGGAGCAATACCAGATCAGCCGGATCGAGATCGGGCGACTGCGTCCGGATCGATCAACGCGGGAACGGATCGCGCGGGTGTTGGCGACGTCGGCGGATTCCCTGTTTCCGGATCATCAGGCGCGCGCGTGAGAAATAACCCGATCAACGAACCGGCGCGGTTGTTTACGGTTCCGGAAACGGCGGCGATTCTGCGGATTACGCGGTCCCAGGCGTATCGGCTCATTAAACAGGACGCGATCCCGTCGATTCGGGTGGGGCACGCGATCCGGGTGCCGGAGTCCCGGTTGACGTTGTGGATCGAGAACCAGATCGGGCGGCGGAAGTTATGACGCGGCTAGTTCGACAACTGCCGAAACTGTGGCCGCATGGCGACGCCGCGGAAGTGGTTGATCGGCGCGTGGTGGAAGATCTCGCGAAACATATTTCGATCATCGATCAGGTTAATTTGCTGCAGTTTACAAAACCGACAGCCTGGGAGAATCTGCCGGACGATGCGCGCGATCACTATTTCCGATCGGCGGCGTTGGCGTTGCATTTCAACCGGCAAACGTGGCGCGCGGAAGCGTACCGGACCGCGGAGAATGCGGCGGAGATCTGCGCGCATGATCAGATCAAAACGCCAGGGGACCACGCGCACACAATTGTTGACGCCTGGATCCATGTATTGACCGGCGAATGTTTAACAACTGATCAAGCGTCGCGGTTATTTGGATCGCAGGAATGACCGATCGACGGGTTGCGTTGTCGGTGATCGAAGTCCTGGCGACGGTGGGCCGTCGTGTTCGATCCGGCGCGGGTGGGCACGAACGACACCAAGGACAAATTGCCGGGTTTTTCCATAACGAGTTAGGCGATCTACGGACCGTCTGGATCGATGAAATTGTGAAAGTGGACGCGGCGGCGGGCGAGTGGATTACGACGCACCGGATGACGTTGATCAATTTAGACACCAGCGAAGTGTTAACGCTCGAATGGGCGGGCGCGGGGCGGAGTTTCGACGCGGCGATCGAATCGGCGCGATCCAGTTTTGCCCAGGCGCAAACAGGGATGAATAGAAAGGCGGACGCGTGAAGCTGGATCAAATGTTTCCAAGTAAGTGGCTCCATTCTGACGATTTGCAGGGCAAGCGGATCAAAGTGGAGATCGCGGACGTGGCGATCGAAACCTTCGACAACGGCGACGAAAAGCCGATCGTATCGTTTCGCAACGGAAAGAAATTGTTGGTATTAAATCAGACCAACGCGCGGGCGATTGCAGAGATCGCCGGGAGTGATGATTCGAACGATTGGCAAGGGGTGTCGATCGCGCTGGAAGCGGTCGTGGTGGATTATCCGCGCGCGGGCGGCAAAGGGATCCGGGTGTTTCCCGTGGTCGCACATCCGCCAAAACCCGCGGAATTAACTGATGATGACATTCCGTTCTAATGGCGTCGCGGATGTCGCTGCCGGTCGCCAAGCGGCGCGGGAAAACATTGTTGGGCGTGATGACGCCGGAGCGGGCGCGGGCGTTTGGGCGGTCGGCGGCGCGGCGCGGGTTTCCGCGGGCGGCGAATCCATGCGCCATTGCCAGTAGTCAAAACGCGCGGAGCTGGTTTGAAGCGTGGGATCGAGAGCATGGAAAAACCTGTCGCGGCGGGTGTGATGACTGCCGACACGCGCGGCCAGTGCGAAAAAAGCCGCGCAAGTCTCAAAAGGGGATTCCGAAAAAGGCGCGAGTACCGGGATCGTGACGTGTGAGTAATTACCGGCGCGGGACGTATTACGAGAAACGCTGTCGGGCCATTTTGGAAACGGCGGGCTATCTAGTGGTCGAATCGCGGGGGAGCCACGGGCCGTTTGACCTGGTCGCGGTGTCGTCGGTGGGCGTGCGGTTGATCCAGGTGAAAAGCGGATCGGCGCGGTTGTCTGCGGCGGACCGGGAGGCGATCCAACAGATCAAGACGGCGGCGAACGTGTCTAAAGAATATTGGCGAATCCAACAACGATCGGATCCGGTGATCGAGTGTCTATAGATACCAGGGCGCGCATAGTCAACGGCGTGGCGTTTCGGTTTGACGGGCGACCGGTGCGGGCCTTTGACGGCGAGAGTTTTGATCCGGCTCTTGACGGTGATCGGTTGTCGCGCCAATTCGACCAGGTGCGCGCGATCATGCTGCGCGGCGCGTGGGTGACGGTGCGAGAAATTGCGCGCGAGTTGGGGCACGCCTCAGAAGCGAGTGTGTCGGCGCGGGTGCGTGATTTGCGGAAACCGCGGTTCGGCGGCTATGACATTCGGCGACGGCGACGGCGGACCGGGGCGGAACCGGGCGCGACCTGGGAATATCGATCCTTTGGACCGGTGCAGACGGCGGCGGCGGATGGGCGATTGTTCTAGATCGTCGGGGTGCGAGGGGTTGCGGCGATCGATGGGGTGGCCGTACAGGCAACGTGACGCGGTCAAAACGATCGAGACCGGGTCGAAAATATCGAAAACGGGGCAGAAGTGGGACGGCGACGACGGCGGCGGCGACCTAGTCCAGCGGCGGATCCCTGGCAAGTTTTAGCGTTGCCACGATCGATCGTCCGGGTGTTGTGGGCGTTAAAGCGTTGGAGGGATCAGATCATGCGAAAAGAACCGGTGTTGGGCGGGGCGTTGATCTCGGTCGCGGTCGCATTGGCCGCGGCGTTTGGGTTGGAGCTGGACGCGGAGGAAGTGGCGATCACGGTGTCCGTGGTGGCGACGATCGTGGCGTTTGTCCAGCGGAAGTTGGTCACGCCCAACGCGAAAAAATGACGGAGGCGGATCAAGAACGGGTTGCGGTGTATACCGCAATGTTGGCCGCGCCGGATGATGGGTTCGATCAACGGCGGCGATCGCGGGTCACAGTGCCCGGTGATCCAGCGGTTGATCTGGTCAAAGAAACCTACGCGCGGGCCTATTACGCCTGGACAATGGCGCGCATTGACGACGGGCGGTTATGTCGGGCGACGAACGCACCGGCGAAGATCGCGCGGACAGTGCGACGGCGGATCGTGATTGCGGATCGGTTGGCGGAATTGTGATCGGGGTGTACGTTGTCGCGATCTGGGTCTTTGTGGTGGTGCTAGTGGTGGCGGTGGTGTTGTTGGCGGGGTTTTAAGCACATGGATCGGCGGCTGCAGGAGTTCTGGACGTTTCTGTATTGGCTCGGCGTCTGTGGGGCGATTTGGGTGGCGGTGATGGGGATCTGTATTGGGCTGATTCGGTGGTGGATTACGGCGGCGGTGTCGCCGTGACGCGGACCAACGGAATCGGCGTCGGGCTTGGCGTGGCGGTCGCGGGCGCGATTGTGGTGGCGGCGACAAGTGGATCGAGAACGACTTACGATCGCGATCGGTTTGGCGGGTGGACGGATCAGGATTTTGATTGCAAGAACACGCGCGCGGAAGTGTTGATCGCGTCGTCCGCGGTGCCGGTCACGTTTGACGCCACGGGATGCCGGGTTGTCCTGGGGCTATGGCTCGATCCATATACCGGGGACACGGTGTCGGATGCGTCGGTGTTGGATATTGATCATATCGTGCCGTTACGGGAGGCGTGGCGATCGGGCGCGGACCAATGGACGGACGCGGGGCGGCGACTGTTTGCCAATGACGTCCGGAACCTTAGTCCGACCGGGCGATCGGTGAATCGGTCCAAGGGCGCGCGCGATCCAGCGGCGTGGATGCCAGGGCGCGACGTTTGTGGATATCTTGACCGGTGGCGGGGCATTAAGCACGCCTATCAACTCACGGCGGATCCGGCGGAAGTTAACGCGATCGTCAATGCCTCGAAAGGGTGCGAATGTTACAACTAGCGATCAACGTGTCGGCGTGTTTGTGTACCGCGGCGGCGGTGGTGTATGTCGAGCCCTGGAGCCTGATCGGGTTAGGGTTGGCGTTCGCCGCGGGCGCGCTGGTGGTGGTGTCGGGACGGTTCGACGTGCGGATCCGGACGGATGACGCGGATCGGTGAAGGGGTTAGCGCGACCGAAACGTCCGTGTCGGCGGATCGGGTGCGTGCGATTAACGTCGCGGCTGTCGGGGTATTGCGATCCGTGTCAGCGGGCCGCGCGAAAACAAGCGGACGCGGTGCGGCCAAGTGCGCGCAAACGTGGGTATACGAGGGCGTGGGAGAAATACCGCGCGGAATATCTGCGGGATCATCCGTTCTGTGTCTTATGTCGGGCACAGGGACGGCGGCGACTGGCGACAGTGGTGGATCATATTCAGGATCACAAACAGAACCGGCGGAAGTTTGAGGATCCGCGGAATCATCAAAGTCTATGTGTGCAATGTCACAACAGAAAGTCCGGACGATCGGCGCGCGCCAAGTGGCGGATCGATTAGACGCGGCGGGCGTGTCGCGGCGCGTGGTGTTTGATATCGAAACAGCCGCGCATGATCGCGCGGCGGCGTGGGTGCCCGCGGTGTCCGCGCCGGGGTCGTATCGCGATCCGGTCAAGATCGCGGCGTATGTGGATCGAAAACGTCAAGAACTACTCGATCGGGCCGCGCTGGATCCGGATCTAGGGCGGATTGTGGCGATCGGGTGGTGGGATGAGGCGACTGGGCGGACGTTATCAGCGATTGCGAAAACAGAACGCCAGGAACGGTATTTACTTCGGAAGTGGTGGACGGTGGCGGCGCGGGCGATCCTGGTTGGCTATAACTGCGTAGCGTTTGATCTGCCGTATCTTTTGCGGCGGTCGGACTATCTTGGCGTGCCCGTCGCGCGATCGTTTGATCTCCACCCGTATCGCACGCGTGGCGACGTGGTGGATCTGATGATCGCGTTATCGTTCGGCGGTATTTTGCAACGGCGATCGTTAAGTTTCCACGCGGACCGGCGGGCGTTGACTGGTCCAGCGGATCCGATTACGGGGGCGGACGTTCCCGCGGCAGTCCTGGCGAATGATTGGTCCGCGGTCAAAAAGCACGTCAAGCGTGACGTGGTGATCACGTTGAAACTCGCGCGGGCGGTGGGCGTGGTGCCACCATTGCGGCGACAACAAAAAGGGGGCAGACGTGCCACGGATTCGAACGATTAAACCGGATCTCTTTCTCCATGAAGAGTTAGCAGAACTGAACCCGATCGCGCGGTTGGCGTTCATTGGATTGTTCTGTTGTGTTGATCGCGAGGGACGGGCGGCAGATCGGCCTAAGCGGTTGAAGGCTCAGATTCTACCCTATGATGATTTGGATTTTAGCCAGGTGTTAGACGAGCTGGCCGCGGCGGGATTTATCGACCGGTACGAGGTGGACGGGGTGAAACTGATCGCGATTCCGCGGTTTCTGGTGCATCAGCGACCACGTAAAGAGGAACCCGCGTCGGTGTTTCCGGCGTCGGATCTGTCGCAGAGTGCGACGGGGACGTCGCGGTTAGGGGACGGGGACGTCGCGGTCGTGCGTACAAGTGACGCGGGGAAGGGAAAGGAATATAAGGGAAAGGAATATAAGGGAACGGAAGGGAACGAAGCGGAACGGATCCCGCCAGCGGCGGTGGTCGCAGTCTGGAATGAGACTGTCACCAGTCCGATCCCGCAGGTGCAAAAGGTCACGGCGTCGCGGGCGGCGTTATTGCGGAAACGGTTAATAGCCTATCCGGACGTCGGCGATTGGCAGATCGTGATCGCCTATCTCAATTCCCAGGCGTGGTGTCGGGCTCCTGGCACGGGGAAACATCCACAGTGGACGGCGACCCTCGACTGGTTAATCCGGGACGAGACTACGTTCCAAAAGTATTTGGAACAGGCGCGAACGCCGCGTCCGGTGGCGGTCGCGGGTGGCACGGTCACAACAGCGGCGCGGCGGGACTACGACACGGCGGTCGATTACGGGGGCGATCGTGTGTAACTCCTGCAGGGGCACAGGCTGGATCGACGTGGTGGACGGCGAGGGCGTCGCGCGGGTACAGCGGTGCGATTGTTGGGTGAAAGCGCACCGGTTCGGGGATGGTGTGCCAGCAGAGTTTCGATCGGCCAGTCTGGATAATTGGGGCGGAACCTATCGGCACGCGTTGGCGGCAGCAAAGCGGATGTTACGGAATATTGAGAACCCAACGGGGCGCGATCTGTATCTGTGCGGATCGATCGGGACCGGGAAAACCCGGCTGGCGTGTTCTATTTTAAATGATCACTTCTGCAAACGGCGCGCGGGAACCTTCCGGCGGGTGCCGTGGTTACTCGTCCAGTTGCAGCCAAGCGGGGGATCGGATCGGGAATATATGGGGCCGGTGGTGACGGCTCCGCTATTGGTCTTAGATGATTTGGGGGCAGAACGGGACACGGCAACCGATTACACGCGGCGGACCTTATTGGCATTAGCGGAACAGCGGCGGGACGCGGGACGCCGGACGATCTGGACCAGTAACCTGACGCCGTCCGCCGTTGGTGATCAAATGCAGGACGATCGGCTCATGTCGCGGTTAGTAGGATGGTGCGACGTGGTCGGCATGACCGGCGACGATCGGCGGCGGGTGGTCGCGTGACAAAACCAGGGGCACGCATGGCGGCGATGTTTAGTTCGGCGTCTGAGGAATGGGCGACGCCGGACGATCTGTTTCGAGAATTAGATCGGGCGTTTGGGTTTACGTTAGACGTGGCGGCGACCTATGAGAACAGAAAATGTGATCGGTATTTCAATCGGGAGACTGACGGACTAACGCAGGAATGGCGCGGGCGGATCTGGTGTAATCCGCCGTATGGGCGGCGAGTTGGTGACTGGTTAAAAAAAGCACGCGAGGAAATAGACGCCGGACGATCGGACGTGGCGGTGTTCTTACTGCCTGCGCGAACGGATACGAAGTGGTTTCATCAGTGGATCTGGGATCAAACACAACATCAGGCTCGACCAGGGGTGGAATTGCGGCTAGTGCCAGGGCGGTTAAAGTTTAATGGGGCGGCAACGTCCGCGCCGTTCCCATCACTGATCGCGGTGTTGACAACACACCACCGACGATTCATTAGGAACCAATGGTGACTGACACACCCATCGTGCTGCGAAGTGGAATCCGTGACGAACAACCTGGCTGTGGGCATCTGTTGACACCAAGCACGGGTGGGTTTGAAGGACTGACGACCGGCACGTGGGCGTGTGACAACGATTGCTTTCACGGGTTCAAACCAGAACCCTATCTGCGAATGCTGGAAACGGTGCGTGGGCGTACCGGTTGTGTGTTTGTGACTGCACCGGACGTGTTAGAAAACTGGACCGAAACACGCACGTTGTTTGACACCTGGCAACCTGTGATCAAGGCGCATCACCTGCCAGTGGCGGTGGTGTTGCAGGATGGGGTGACCCATCACGATATTCCCTGGACCGACATTGACAGCGTGTTCATTGGTGGCAGCACGACGTTCAAGCTGTCCAGACGCACCGCATCGTTCAGTGGGTATGCACGGGCAATGGGGTTGTGGGTTCATATGGGTCGCGTGAATTCGTTGCGACGATACAACTACGCATCTGACATCGGTTGCCACAGCGTGGATGGCAGCACCTTTTCTTGGTATCCCGACGAAGGAATGCGAATACTTCACCGCTGGCAACAGCAGAAACGGATGCACTTTGTCTGACACGTATCCACTTGCACCGAACGGGGTCTATTGGACAATCAATGGCGAAGGCGCACACAGCGGTCAACCGATGGTGTTTCTGCGGTTAGCAGGGTGCAGCGTCAGGTGTCCTGAATGCGACACTGATTACAGTGTGGCAGAACAGGTGTCGTTAGCTGGGCTGGCAATTCGGGTGCGGTCTGCGGCACCGGCAGTGTTTCATTCAACGAAACCGTGGGTGTGGATTACGGGTGGCGAACCGACGGATCACGACCTGCAACCGCTAATCGACGCACTACAGCCGTGGCGTGTAGCACTGGCAGAGTCGGGTCATAACGGTCAACAGCATTTTGACGGGCTGTCGTGGAGGTCGGTAAGTCCACATAGGAGAATAGAGGGATTATACGGATCCGAAGTGAAAATGATTCCACGGTTGGGGTCATTGACGTGGTCAGACGTGGAAGACCACGCGATGTGGGCGACGAACTTCGCCTATAGATGGGTGCAACCACTTGCCGGGTCCACTGACGAGCAACAGCGGTGTATTGACTTTTGTCTGCGAACACCCGGTGTGCAGATGTCATCACAAGCCCACTTAGGATGGAACATTCCATGACAAAGTTTGACGGGGGACTAGTGGCGCGTGGTTTGATCGGAATCAAATTCCAGTCCGGCGATCCGTTGTTCCAGTTGTGCGACGCGGAGCAGGAGCGTCTTGATCGCGGCGGAATGGGCTTCGAGTAGTGCAAGATCGTGTCGCGGGTCTGGCAGGTCGGACGCCATGAAACATTGTCGCACAGTCTCAGAAGGGGAGGGGCGGTTGAATCTCTACAGGGT